CTGCGTCATATTTTGATTGAAATACTGGTTGTCCACGATGTATTGCTTGATCTTGATGTCCGAGCCGTTCGGTTGCACGGTGATGACCAGCATGTCCTTGCCGCTGGTCTTGGAGACGGTTTGCTCCGCGTCCACTATCACCACACGGTAGTCACCGGGCGTGATTGATTTGCGTTCCTCGCGCTGAAAGTTTCCAAATGCCATTTAATACTCCCTCGCTTTCCATAGGTCAAAATATGTTTTGAGTTGGCCAATGTCGGTTAGGTATCTGATAAAATCGCGGATTGTGCCATCAATCTGTGGGCATTCGTCCCGGCGGTAAGTCTCGACAAATACATCCGATCCGTTAGAGATGAGATATTCAAACTGCCGCGCCTCCGGGCAGAGATCCATGTACATGGGATGCTGTGGGCTGTCCGAGAATTTTCCGACCTCGTACACGTCGCTGTATTTAATGTCCGAGATCGTCCCGGCCTTGAGCGCGTCCAATCGTCCGTATAACAGAAAATTGATGCCGTCGATCGTCTTGTCCTTGTAAAGCGCGACTTGAAACTGCCCTCCTTTGATTCTGTCGCCGATGCCCTTGATGCCGTGCGCCCACTCATGCGATATATCGAGCGGCGCGCCGTCGCAGTAAGCCGTCACCAAGTTCTCAAACTTTTGTCCGTTGAGCATCGCCATCGACGGCCTGATGCTCTCCCGCCTCAGTGTGGAGATAAAAGACTCGTGCGCCGCTTCGGGATCATATGCCTCGTACTGGTATAACCACGCGCCGAGTAGAGATTGAGTGATGAGATATCGCATTATCACACCTTCTCAAATTTTATCTTGCTTTCATTCATGTACTTGCCGAGGGCGATAATCTGATCGCGCGTGGCAAAAATACGGAACGTTCTGGTCATAATTTCGGGCTGAACAGGCGCGGCCTCCATGACGGGCGTTTCCGTTACCCTTTGTTCAATTCGTACAGGCTCAGGCTCGATAACGCGCTCCGCTGCCAGTCTTTCAGCTTCAATCCGCGCCGCCTCTCTGGCCTCTGCGTCACGCCTTGCGCGTTCGCGGTTTTGCCTGAGCGTGTTTGCGTATTGGATTGTGCTGTTTAGGTTCAGCGTGTCGAGATAGATTGATTTTAAGAGATCAACATCGTCCCCGATTGCCTCGATTGTAACGAGATCATCTTTGATTTTTGAAATGATTCCCTTCACATCGGAAACGATTTCCGCATCCTTTGTGCCCTTGTTTAGCCACCTTTCGTTAAATACTTTTGAGAGCGGCACCATATCATAACCCTCGCCAACCCAAACGGCCTCAATGCGCTTGCGCTTTTCGTCTTTCGCTTTTGCGTCAGACTGTTTGACGACAGTGTCGATTTTGTTTGAGCACTCGGAGATTAGCTTGATTGTTTCGGACACAACGCCCTTAAACTCATCAAACGGCTTCATAAATTCGCGCTCAAATTCCAGCCGCTTTGCGTTTAGTGCCTTGCTGGCGTTGTTCAGCATGGCCTTGTCTTTTTTTGCAAGGTCGATATTGTCCTCGCTGTAGTTGGAAATATCGTAATTGGGCAGAGCCGCCTCGATCATTTCCTTGATCTGCCGGGCGTTAGTGGTAAGGCTACCGAGCGTCTTTTCGCTCACCACGAGCTGCAGATCCTTTTCCTGCAGCTCAAACTTAATCAGATCCGTGCTCATAACAAACTATTCTCCTTTTCTGCTCTTTCGACATACGCACTCGCCGCCTTATCCCATGTCAAACCGAGATCCTTAACCCGCGCCGTAAACATCGCCTTGATTTCCTTCTCGCTTGTCAGGCTGTGAGGAATCGTCTTGAGGGTTTTAAGTCCTGCTGTCGCTGTCTCGCCGTCCGTGATGCCATCCACAAGCGCGGACCCTTGCACCATCGCCGCATCATATGCCTCGCGCTCGACATCAAAAATTTTTGCGTCCTCCGCGATGTTTTTTCGGGCTTGCTCAAACAGGCGGGCGAGGAAATCATTCGGCGCATTATCATCAAGCGCGGGTATTTTTATCAAGCCCTTGACTCCGAAGCAACCCTTTGCGAAATACTGATCGGTCGGTGAGAACCCGGCAAATCTGTCCGTGCCCACCATGTGGATATAACATCCCAGATCGCAAGGTTGCCAGACGATATTCCGAGCTGCGCCCTCGCACATGAGCCGCTGGATTACATTTCCGTCACGGTCTTTTTCCTCCACAGTATGGAAAACGTAGATTATGTTTTTGTTGAGGATGTACTGGAGTTTGTTGGTAAAGCTGACAAACTCGCTCTTGACCGCCCCGAACCCCTTGAGGGAGATCGCGCCGTTTTTTTGTTTGTTAAGAGTCGGGTTGTCGCGCATCGCCCAGTCTTGCAGGTAGGTGATAAATGACCCGCCGGTGTCGATGATGATGGATTCCGCCGCCTTGACTTCCGGCGACTGCATGTCCACGAGCACTTCCTCGTAATCCTTGCTGATGATTGTGGTCTTGCGGTGTTTTGCCTGGACGCGGCTTATTCCCTTGTCAAAATCGATCAGGACGGGATTAGGCGCCGACAGGGCGAGCGTTGTTTTGCCCACACCGGGAGAGCCGGAGATGATGACGGAAAACTTTTTATCGCTAAAGTTCATCTGATTGGGCTGAAAAACTGCCATTTGATATCCTCCTTTTTAGTACTTTCTCGACCGCTTAGGCGGTTTATTTTTTGTGGCATTGTTGGCGGGCGCGCTCTCGGAGCGATTTGGCAAATTTTCGCTGCGAGTAGCGGATGAGTTTTTGAGCGGCGGTCATGTGGTCACCTCCTTTTTTCTTTTTGCATCGCGTCCACCGTAAAGCATATCGCGCCGAGCACAAACGCCGGCAGCACCAGCACCTCTCCGCCGCACGCCCCCGCGTATCCCCGCTCAATCGCGGCCACGTTCCACAACCATGCCGACAACGGCAACCCCACCATCGCCGTAGCGCCCCACGCGCAAATAATCCGAAACCGCGCCGTAATGCGGTACGAACGTCTTTTCATTGGTTTCGCCTCCTCCCGCGCGATCGGCTTTTCCCGCATCGCTGGCAACACATTTTTGCGTACTCTACGTATCAGGATTCTCCGGTTATCAGCCCCTCCACGCTCACCCCCAGCACTTGTGCCAGCTTTATCAGCCAGCGCGCATCGGTCGGTCTGTGCTTCCCCGCCTCCCAGTCCTCGAGAGTCCTCAGAGGCATCCCGACCCGACGGGCGCACTCAGCGCGGGAGAGGTTTGCAGCGAGGCGCATGGATTTGATACGGTCTCCTGTGGTCATTTTTCCTCTTTCTGCCCGCCTTTTGCCCGGCGGGCTCGGCTTGATATTTCAAAGTGTATACACTCCGTAACCTTGATCTACCGCAAACCCATAAGCGTCGTAATCGGCAGAGCGCATCTGGTATCCTACTCGGTCGTACAGTCTTTGTCTATATTATACCACGGGTTTCGTGGTTTATCAACACTTTTTATAAAGATTTTCAAATATTTTTGCAAATAAAAAAAGATCCGCCGAAGCGGATCTCTCTTTGTGTGGATATTATTGGAGTTTTAGAACCTCGGATTCGATCATCGCGTCCAACTGCGCGGCATCCACCGTAAACCCGCGCGCGCGCACAAACGATTCCACGTACGCCTTTTTTCTCCGCCCCGCGCGCGCCGTCGGCATACAGCATTTCCGCCGCGCGCACGGCCATGGAAACAAACTTCATCACGCGCTCGTAGCGCGCCTCGCCCAGCTGCATTTTCAGCCACGGGATTAAAACGCTGTCACCACGCCGACAATCAGCGTAACCACCGCTCCGAGTATCTGCGTCAAATCAACCATACGTTCCATCATCTCCTTCATCGTTCCCATACAGCCCGTACGAATTGTTTTTCTTCAACCAGTCCCATTTGTGCTTAGATATGTTCTCGTTTTTGGCCTTCCAGAAATAAAATCCAAGTGCCGTAGCCGTAGGCGCGCCGATATACGCAAGCCAAGAGTACAGCTGGGACGTGTCAATAAACACAACCACGCCGCCCACGAGCACGCCCAGCACGTACAGCGCCAACAGCGTGCCCACGATAAGTTTGCTGTACTCTACTACTCGGATACGCTTGCGCTTGCTCCGCGTGCTCATTTGTCGATTCGGTCTATCCGGGTATTCGCGGCTTTTGCGACACTTTCCGCTCGTACAGCTATCGCGGCAACCTCGGATACATTCGCCGATAGCTGATCTATCCGGCCTTCCAGTCGCAGCACGTTATCCGACAGGCTCTTTTTGATTTCGGCGACGTCGGCCATTAAATGCTTGATGTTCATTGCCATCTCGCCCGCCTCGCGCCCTTCGCCCTTTTTCGCCGCCCCTCGCCCCGCAAAAAAAGCCGCCGCCGAAAGCGCCAGCCCGAGCACGCCGATTATAACGCTTGTCTCCACCTATACCACCACCCCGTCGACATACTTCTCCGACATATACCCCGTCACCATTTGCCCGTCCTTCGCGCGCGCGGCGACGGCGCACCACCCGTCAACCGCGCGATCAGCAAGCATCTTGTCGCCCTTGCGCGCAACAGCCAAAATGCGCGTACCAATGCCGCGCCCGGCACGAATATTTACGTTATTTCCCGCGCACACGGCATAGTACACATCCGGAGCGCGTGTCATCGTATCGGGCACGTCGCCGTACTCTACGCCCGCAAGCTGCATCCAATGCGTCCAGCCGCGCGCGTCCACGCGCGTTTTCACGCACCCGTACGCCGTACCGCGAAACTCAATCGCGTACCCGCCGCCAACATACAGCCCGATATGCCCCTTGCGCCAAAGCCCCAGCCCCGGCGTTTCCGGGAGAGTATCGATTTTGCCCTTTTCCTGCGCGATCGAATAAAAGCTGTTGGCGTTTCTATCGGCAAAATCCGCATTATATTGCTGTATTGCATATACTATGCCGCCGGAGCAATCCGCCACGCGCCGCCCTTCCCAGCGCGCGCAATCTTGCGTAAAATACGTATCTCTATTTCTTCCGGACGGCACAGGGCGCAATCCTTTCCGCGCTTGCGCCGACCATTTTTCCGCAAGCGCATCTGTCCATGTTTCGCCCTGCGCGCCGTACACATATCCCCACTTTTCCGCAAGCATGCGTGTAAACGTGTCAACCATCTGTGCCGCCGTCGCCTTCGCCATTCCCGTTCCCTCCCGTCCTATACTCTTCCATAAACTCCACTACGCTATCGGGCAGCAACCGCCGTACCGCTCCGCCCAACGCGTGCATTATATCGGCAATGCGCGCAACCCGCGTGCAGGTGGCCGTATGTGCCGGAGGCGATTACCACTCGGCTTGTCGCGGCGATATGCTGTCCGGAGATCGTAAAAGTTAGATCTTCCATCCGTCGCCCTCCTTATAATCCGGCGCAGTAAAACGTTATCCTGATCTGCGTGCCGCTCGCAGGCGTCCAACCGCCGACGGTCTGTAAAATGCCGTAAATGTCTGTAGATGCATCGTCCAGTTTGCCGCTAAATCCAACGCTGTTGTTTTGCGACCACAGCACCGGCCCGATATCCACAGGTTGAGCAATTGCGATATTTCCGAGATATTTTGCGCGATCGCCCTCCGGAAGGTCGAATCCCGCCCCATCAGAAATGGCCGTCGGCGCGGATGAATAAAAATGCAGCAAAAATGTAGTCACGCCATCCGGAAGCGCGTCCGCATCAACCTCCACGTTTACACAGTAAATCGAGAAATTAGACCCCGCCGCCAGACCCGTCTCAAATGTCAAATACGTCGCGTCAAGCCCGCCCAGCAGCGTACCGGCGGCAAACGAGGCATTCGCGCATGTGGTTGTAGTCGTTATCGCATTTCCTGCGACCCCGGCGGTATCGGCAGTCAGTGCGACCGTATCGCCCGTGCCGTCAACGCCACCCACACCCTGCGTATCGGATGCGGTGATTGCCCCTGCCAGTGCGGTTACGGCATTTGCAGCTGAGCAGTCCGCGCCTGTGGCAAGATTTTCTGCGCCGAATACGTTCGTCTCGGCGGTAAATGTTTCGGTTGTCGCGATGGCATTGCCTGCAGATCCAAAGGCAATCGCCGTGATTGTGCTTGCGTTGGCGTTAAATGCACCCGCCGTTACAAGTGGATGCGCCTCATTTATCAGATCACTCCCATTGATCGCCGCGACAATAGCCGTCTGTGTTGCCACCACATCAAGGCCGATGCCGATGTCTCCGTCAACCGCCGCGGTCTCGACAAACGTGTACTCTTTCGTGCCAATAATCATTTTGTCGCCGACTGTGGGATTTGTGTCCACGGTCAGAGTGCCGACCGCTTTTGTGGCAGATGCGGATACATCCACCGCGATATTACCAGCTTCGACGCTCGAATCCGTGTCAAACTCATACACGTCATCGCCGATCGATACAGTCTCGCCGTCAATAACCGCGCCGTCAAAGGTCAGTACACCAGCCGCCGCGACAGGCAGCGTGCCGATTACGTCCTTTGCGTCATAGGCGGTTGTATTGGCGGGGCGGGTTATTGTCGCGGTCGCTTTGCCGGAGTTGGGCGCTATATCCACACTGCCGATTTTGTTCTCGCCAGCCGGAAGCGCAGACGCGAGATCTACGTTTCCGATGTTGTTGTCTCCAGCCGGTAACGCCGCCGCTACCCCCGCCGCAATCGCAGCGATCAAATCAGCCACATTGACCGTCGCCGCTTCGCCCCTCATCCGTCCGGATGCCGCGACCATGTTGTCTATTGCCATATTTTAATCTCCCCTCAGTATTTGATGCAGTATAAAACGGTCTTGTTTTTGACGCGGACCTCATTGCTGCCGCTTTCCGTCGTGGCTTTTGTACCTCGCTTGTACTCGGACCCGGAGTTTGGCGCAACATAATTTCCTCCAGACTTTCCGTGGTAGTAATACACGTTCTCAACATTGTGCGTATGCGCTTTGTTCTGGTCGTTCTGAACCGCCGCCCATGTGCGCCCAGAATCAACTCCGCCAGACGCCGCCCAGCCGCGCAGGAAATAACCGCGGAAATCAGGCACATTGAATGTGGTCGATCCGTCGCCCGCTCCCCATTCTGTGCCGATCGCCGTAAACAGATCAGCATATGTCTCACGGCTGACCGCCGCCCCGTCGCATGCCAGCCAGTTATCCGGGGCGGTCTGTCGCGCGAACGCCATCACGGATCCAGGCGGGCAAAGGTATTTTTCGATATTGTCTTGCAGCGCTTCGAACAGCGCCCGGTTGATTACCGTACCTGCTTCCTCAACCGTTGCCGCGCGCACGTGCCGTATTTTCCCGCCGCCGAGATCGACGTGCGTATACTCATCGTCGCCTGTCGCTATCCTATCCACAACATTGATTCTATCCATCGTATCCCTCCTATAATGTCGGCCCGCCGCCAGCGTACTGCTCGCCAGCCCACGGGCCCCTGATTGCCCAGCCCGCTTGTATCGTATCGATCGCCTCATCAACTGCCGCCAGCGCATCTACCAGCTGTTGCAGGCTCGCCAGATATATCCGCTCGCCCGGCACTGCCGCTGTGGGCGTAAACTGCGCGGGTACCGGATCATCCAACCCAAACAGATCAAGCGCCGCCTGTACGTTTGCCTTGACGCGGTTCCAGTTTTTGATTGCGTCCATCGCGGCGGTCGCATATATCGGATCGACCGCACTCCATGCCTTGTAATAAGTAAGCGGCGTACCGGTGTACCCGAGAGCCGCCGCCGCATTAATAACTGTCTCTGTCTCTGTTTCGAGCGCCCGTAGCCACTCATAGTCAAACCGTATTGGATCAAGCGCCAACGCGCACCACCCCCACAGCCTGCCCGCGCAGGAAGTCATTTGCAAAAATCAGATTTTGCTCGGTTACCAGCATATCCAGATCGCCAAACTCCGTCTCGACGGTCACAACATCGCCCGGCTCAACGTGCACCGCGCCTCGATCGTTCAGGCGCAGCTCAAGCCGCCTGCGCGCATAGTCGACGACCAACTCACCGACAGCAAGCGCCCTGTCATCGTCCTGCACAAACGGATTATTGATTTCGCGCTCTTCGTCCGTGTTGTTTCCATCGCCCGGCACCTCCAGCGCGTAATTTTTCACAGTGGTTTTTTTGCCTGTGCCGGATAGCGTCTGCGCGCCCGCACCGATAATGCGCGAATAACTGCCCCGTCCACTAACCGCGCCTGTGCCACTGATCGATAGCGATAAGTCGCCCATAAATGCCCTTTCGGGATGATACACGCGCGTTGATGTAACTCGTCCGTCAATCGTTGTTGCGTTAATTACCGATGCGGATATCGCTGTTGTGCTTGCCGCCAGCGTCTTTGGATACCAGTGCACCACCGCCATTTTGATGTTGCGGTTTTGTACAGGTTTAGGCCAGTCACGCGCATTGTCCAGCGCGTAAGTATATATTGGATCCGTGTCCAGTCCGATTGCCCGGCATTGTACAGTGCCATCCCGCGCGATGTGGACATATCCGCCCGCCGCCGTGACCGCCTGCTGTATGGCCTGTGGATAAGGTATCCCGTCCGCCATTTGGCCGATAGTCACCGATGCGATTGACGTGTCCACAGTGTAGGACAGGCCGGGCAAAAAGCTAAATATGTCCGTCAGCACGTCGTCGAGTGTATCGTTTGACGGGCTCGGCGATGTGTAGTTCCCGGTCATCAAAAATAGCCGCGGACGGGCGGTAAATGTAACCTGTCCACGTGTTGACGTGTCCCACTCATACAGACCCATGCTACCGGCAGATATGTGATGGCCATCAACGATCCACTGCGCCACAATCGACATATCACGCTCAAGCAGCCATGCCGTGCCGCTCAAATCCAACGGATTAAACTCACCTGTCGGATCCGCTACCGTCAGCCGGATCTCCGGCGCGGGCAGGTCGTCGGTCAGTGGGCTGATCGGCTCTGTTACCTCCATTGAGATTATGTCGTCCGGCCCAAACAATTTAATGCGCCCGAAATATACCTCGGAAATGCGGGTGTACTCGTATTCGTCGCCCATCCAATCAACCGGGCGCAGATTGATTCTGCCCACACCCGTTGCAGCGATCTCCGCGACTGTCTCAACTGCGCCGCCGTATGTGCCGCCCCCCAGCTCCGTTTCGCCAAGATCAGACAGCCAGATCAGCGTCGTGCCGTACTCCTGCGTCAGCCGGTCGTATACGATGGTCAGCGCGTTAACGTCAACCGCTTCGGCAAACTCAATCGCGACAGAATAGCCGTAATGCTTAGGCGAGTTGTCGCGGAACCATAGCCCAACCCCTGCCGCCTCCATATCGTCAAATACCGCATACGATCCATCGAGCGGCATAGCGCCCGGAAATCCAAACAGCCGCGCCACTCCGCCGAACGGAAAATCATCCACACGGTCAAACAAACCACGCCCCTGTGTAAAGGTATACCCAGGCACCAACGGCGAATAGAGCGGTGACGGATTAACCGAGATTGATCGCCGAGAAGTGCCATATATCTCCTGCACAATCACAGAGCCTTCCAGCGATGTTTTTTCGATGTACACCGCCGACACGACCGGAGAGGTGTACAGTTCCAACCTTGCCCACGCCCGCACCTGCCTGTCCTGCTGTTGGTCAATCGCCGCCAATGCTTCGGGCAATACACTTATCAAGCACTCACCCCCTTAACTGCGACAAGTTTGATCTCAAACGCCTCATACACCGGCGCGCCGCCGTCCAGATACAATACCTTTGGACGCGGTACTTCCTCGCAGACAAAATTGCCTGTATCGGTCGCGCCTGTCGCCGTGTCAAAATACGTCACTGCGCAAGGCCGCGTCCGAAGTGCAGCCAGTACGGTCACGCCCACTGCACCTCCCGATGTGCATGGCAAGTCCTCCACGGTTGCCTCGATGACGTGCCGCCGGTACGCCAAGTCCGAAAACACCGCGCCTGTGGGAGAGGTGACCGTGTCGATCTTTTCCTCCACGCCCTCACGGTAGGATGTCAGATAATTTGTTACGTCGATCCCGCCGATCTCAAGCTCAATCAATCTACCGCCTCCTCACTATGGCTTTACGGTCCGCCTCGGCAAACATATCATCTACAGTTGCCCGAGCCAGTTCGCGTCCGTCAATCGTGATAACCAGATCGCGCGCCGTGCCTGTACCTGTGGAGGTCAGTTGCGGTGTCAGCCTCGTCGGTGCGCTGTCCACCATCTGCGCCATGCTCCGCGCGATACCAGCAGCCGCGAAAGCTCCGGTCTGTGCGAACGCGCCCTCGATGTCGCGGCGGACGTTTGAAAACTCACTGACGATACCGACCGAAAAGCCCTGCGTCACGTATCCGCCAAGACGCGCGAACAGTTTTGACGGCGATTGCGACTCTGTGTACGCCATGCCCGCCTCAAACGCTTTTTGCATCAACGCGACAACCGCGCCGGATACCGCACCCTCGCCAGCCGTTATACCCGCCGCGATGCCGTCAGCCGCAGACTTGCCGAGCGGCTCGAAAGTTACCTCCGCATCGGTCAGCGCGGTTTCGGGTAGCTGCAGATCCGGGTCGACCGTAAGCACTGTGTTTTTTATAACGTCCTCAAGCGATGATTTAATTCCGCTGGATATTGCATCCTTGTTATTGAGCGACAGCCCAACCCCCGCGCCTGACAGTCCCTTTGTGATCAAATCGCCCAGCATGATCGACAGCGCCTCGGTGTCCACATTCTCAAGATCGCCGGACGTGATCGCGCTTATAAGCGTACTGATAAGGCCGTCCGTAAGTCCTGCCATGTCGGTTGTTTTGAGCAACTCCTCCAGTTCGGTCGCAGAAAACATTTTACTGATATAATCAGCCAGTTTTTGTTGTGCTTCAGTGGAAACTTCCATGTCGCCCGAAAAAAGCGCGCCGGTTAAAATCTCGGAGATTCGCGCACCCTGTACGCCCTTGATGTCATCGGTCAGCCCCTCGATGTCCAGCCCGTCCAGCGCCGACACAATCGCCGCTGACAATCCGCCGGCCATTTGCGCGGCAATCTGTGTGGAAAAGCCGGGGTCCTCGAACCAGTAGCCCTCGCCGAACAGGTCGGATGGTTTGCCGGTTGTGCTCGCGCCAAACGCATCTTTAAGCGCGGCGCGAATTTTGTCTGCCATCGCGGATGTTTGCGCTGCTTGAAAATCAAAAGTTGTGGGGATCGTGACGGTATAGCCATCATCGCCGAACATTTCGCCGATAAACGCAGTAGCGGCCATAAATTCTGATTTGAAATCAGCCGGATCGTACAGATATCCGTCCGTGTGCATGATTTCCGGCTGAATGTCGACCGGAATCATCATCAATATCGGGTTAATGCCCTGCTCGATATATGCGTAGTATTGCTCAAGGTCTTTTTTCATGGCGTTGTTGCGCATTATTTCCCACCGCATCGACGGGTTCATTACGACCAGCTCAACCGGATTTGGCATGATCAGCGCGTCTAGCTTTAGTTCTTCGAGCCAGATTTTATACTCCAGCCATCCCTTTTTTAGACCCTCGAATATTTTTGCCGTCTCGATAGCGACGGCCTCCTGTACGCTTGCCAACTTAGCCTCAAGGCCTGCGATATTGTCTGTCTGGATCTCGGCCATCTGCGCCATCGTGCCACCGGATGCCTGCACCTCGGTCATCAGTCCAGCGTATTCGTCGCGTGTTGTGTTGAGGATTGCTGTCGCCGCCGCCAGATCGCGAGTGTTAAAGATCGTGCCAAGCACATCCATCTGCTCTACTTGCGTCATGCTTGCCGTCGCTTCGCCAATATCCCAAATAATCTCTGCAATCGGACGAAGGTTTCCAGCAGCGTCGCCCGCGCTTATATTAAGCGCATCCATTAGCGCAACCGATTCAGCGGCGGGGCTTGTCAGCGATAACATCATATTACGCATATGAGTGCCCGCCTCCGCGCCCTTGATACCCACATTGGACAAGATACCCATCAACGTGACTAACTCCTGATAGCCACCTGCCGCATTTTGCCCGAGCGCGCCTAATTGCCGCATAGCCTCAAGCAGCATCTGCACGTCGGTGTTTGTTACCTGCGCCGATTTTGCTACCGCGTCAAAGTATGCGGGCACTTCGGACACACCCAGCCCGAGCGCGTTGATATTGCCCACAGCCATATCAGTAGCCTCGGCAAGCCCCATAGCGCCAGCCTGTGCCAACAAAAGCGTTTGCGGCAATAAGGCAATGATCGTCTGCGAATCATAGCCAGCCTGTGCGAGATAGTTCATCGCCTCGGCTGCCTGCGTCGCGGTAAATACCGTGGTCGCTCCCGCCTGCTGTGCCGCGTCGCCCATCGCATCCATTTGTGCAGCTGTCGCAAAAGTCGTAGCTTCCAACTGCGACATTGCCGCCTCGAAAGTTTTGAATACCTCAAGCGATTCACCGACATACTTCACCGCCGACCCGATCGCCGCCACAGCTCCAACGGCAATCGCCGCCGGTCCCGCTATCGCACCAATCGCGCTACCAAGCCCGCCAGCCATCCCCGCCGCGCCGCCCAGTGCTGATCCAATCCCGCCCAGCCCCGGAATAATCTGCGTGATCATCGGCAGCACTGACCCAAGCGCCGGACCTACTCCTGCAGCCTGTCCGGCCAGCCCGCCGAACAATTCGCCCAGCGTACCCAGTCCGCCGCGAACGTCCTTATCGTCGAGTATCGCCGCGATTACAACCTTAGCGTCCGCCACGTACATTCCCCCTGATCGCCGCACCGATCGCCGATGCAACATCTTTTTGTGCCTTGTTTTTGTCCAGTATCGGCAACGCGTGCTTATCGCGCATCTTGCGGTAAAATGCTTTTTGTTTGCCTGTCAGATCCGCGTCGATCGTCATTGTCCGGTATCCGATAATTTTTGCCAGTGAGCACTCCTCCGGCAGTCCGCCCAGCAATGCGGTAAACTCCCAGTAATGCAGGGTGTGGGTATTGAGGTCGATCCCATACGCCTGACGAAACGCCGCCAATATGTGCATCCAGTCGACGTCAAAATCAAGCGCGCGCGGACCGGCGTCTTTTTCGGTTGTCGGCTCTGCGCCTGCCCGCATATAAGCAAGCAGTCCGTCCCATGCCGCCAGATCATCCGGAGGTCTATCAATGTATAGCAAATTTATCATGATTCCTGCGCGCTCAATGTCCGCGATTGCCGGATCGTTCGCGGCGAGGCTGATCATCATGCCCACACGGTGATCCGTCCTGATCGCGTATTCCTGCTCATTGATTTCGATACTCTCCGGATACCCGTCAATCAGCGGGTTCATTTTTCAATCCGTTTGGGCGCATACTCGGCATATATCGCCGCCCGCCCGATCTGCTGCATATACGCCAGCCAGTTAAGCATCTGCACCGCCTCATATTCGCCGGGACAGCCCTCCGGCCAGATCTCCACAGTGTGGTCATGCCCGAGCACCGCGACCGCCGTATCATAGGCAAGCGCACGGAGCGCCGCGATACCTGACGGATCGTCGGGCGTAATAAGTTGTGCTATTTTTTGCATTTCCTGCCGCGCGTCGTACACTGTCTGTACAAGCGCCGCGTCCATCGGGTTTATCTCTACGGTCACGCCGTTGATTTCAAATTCACGCGCTTTTGGTTTGTCGATATTGATTTTCAGCGCCGCCATATATTGCCTCCTTAAAAAATGGGGACGGGAATTACCCCGCCCCCGCCAGTCTGATTATGCCGATACCAGCGTGACCTCGATGATCTGTGCCGCCGTGCTGACGGTTGCAGTCCCGGTGCCGGTTGTGTAGGTCGCTTTCATGATCGTGTAGTCGTGCGTACCAGCCGGCAGAGCGACACCGACAACGCCGTTTGCGTCTGCCGTGTAGGTCTCGCCGCCGATGGTTAAGGTCGCGCCCGCGCCGTTGGTGATCACAAACGTGGTCAGGTATGTCGCGCCGGTCGTGGCGGTGAATACGCCGGTTGCGGCAGTATATGTGCCTTCGACAGCAGCGCCCCGGAAATGGATCACACCGCTGATCTTAGCCTCGTCGCCCGCAGCGCCCGAGCCGGGATTGTCCACCTGTACGGTGACATCCTGCTTGTACGCCGTGTAGACGCCTGCGGATACCTCGTCCCATGTATTGTAGTACAGGATTTCGGTATATGCCGCCGAGCCGACCTGCCGGAAAAGCGTCGCAACATAATCCTGCGCGGCGTCGCCCACAATCCTGTCACCGGAATAATTAAACTTCGGCTCGTATCCGGTGACATCCGTCACCGCGTTGTTATCCGCGATGTAGGTGCGCGTGTACGTTTTGGGCGTCGCGGCAATCGTGCCGTCGGTCAGTCCGTCGCCGAACCGCTTCCAGATCGGAGAGCCTGTCGAGCCGGTATTGATCATTAAGATCGCTTGATCTCTGTTTGCCATTATATTCCTCCCTCCTTATACGATCAGGTAGATGTCGATGTTCTTTTCCCCGTTGGCCGTGCCGGTCATTGAGAATGTGTTGCTCTCGATGGCCGTTGCGTCAGTCTGTATGGTCATGCTGTCAGCCGCGTTATCGAAATAGCTCTTGACCACCGTGTTGTGGTCGAGCGTGTACGGCAGGCCGAACACGTCACCCCAGCCTACCCACACCTGATCTGGCGCGACACCGGGCGTGGTATTGGCAGATGTGGCCGCCGTGGTCACTCCCACGGACGCGCCCTCGCCGGATCCGTCCGCGATCGCGATGTTGAGCGTATCGTCGTTTGTGGCGGCCACTTTGGCGGTCAGTATAACCGCATCGGTCTCGCCTGACACAGTAAAATGCTCCGCGATGTTTTCGTTGGCCGCCAGTGCCGTCCGAATTGCCAGCGCGATTGCCGCGGCATCGTCACCGAGCTCGACAGGCACATCGACCACTTCATCCGCATCAAACAGCGCCGACTTAACGGTCACTGCCGCGTTGCCCGCTGTGGACACCGTACCCGCCGCCGTGGCCGTCTCAACCTGCAGCTCAGGCGCGTGCTTCTGAATCGGCAGCTCGATCTTGGTAACGGTCTTAAACGCTTTTGTCCCCGCTTTTGCCGTCGTGCCGTTGAGCGCGATGGTCTCGTCGATCGCCTCGCCCGCGAAGTTGGTTCCGGTGATTTTGACGTTGCTGGTAACGCCAGACGCGGAGCAGTCGATCGTGACGTTGCGCGGCCATGCGGGCGCGCCAAGCCCGGTTGTGATGGTCTGTACTGCGGCGGCGAGATTAGTCGCCGCCATTATGCCGTCAGTGTCAGCCGCCTCAGCCGTAGCGGCAGGGATGTGCAGGTGCGCGATAAACGACTGGTCGATCGAGTATCCCGCATCCGTCTTGATCCGGTGGGGCTGAGCGTAATTAAATCCTACTCGGGCCAAATGTCACCCCTCCTTAAGTGCGTTTTACGCGCAGGAATCCGTTTTTCGCCACGACGTTGCCGCCAGCGTAGATCTCTCCACGGTGGGCGATCATTCCGGTTTTGAAAAGGAAGTCGGTCGAGCGGGCAATCTCCATGTCCGAGAAGATGGTCATGAGGTAGTTGGACAGCGGGCCGTACGCCATCGCGTACTGTCCGGATGTGGTCGCGGGGTCCTTAATGGCCTCGCAGTTTGAGTTGATGATGTACGGCACTCCGTTGATTGTTCCGGCATTACCGCGCGCGCGAACCTCGTATACCTTTTTGCCGAGCGTGTCGCGGAGCATCGCAAACGCCTTGACATCGATCTTGTTAAGGATCAGCACCGCTACATCCTCAACGTCCTCATCGCCGCCAAACGAAAAGATGATCTCATCCAGCGTATCTTCGGTGATATCCGCAATGTCGATGTCGGTGGCCGCGTCAATAGCGGTCGCGCCGTTGTCAAACAGGCCGGTGAAGTGTCCGGTCTCACCATCACCAAACAGGATCTGACCGGTGATGTATTTACGCATCGCAACGGTAATACCGCGCACGATTTCCGCCTCGTAGTTCGCAGCGGGCAGCTTAACCAACTCTTTGGAGTTCTCGGCATACGCGGCAATTTTGGTTTTGCCGATCGTGACGGATCCGAACGTCGGCTCGGCGGTGTTGGGATTACCACCCTCGGTCGCGTACCCTGCCACACCGTACCCGGCAAGGTAGGGCTGCTGGAAAGACTCGCCGCCGTTGAACATTTTGACCTGTACGCGGTCGATCAGCGTCGAGACCTCGTTAAACGTCGGGATAATGTTGTTCGCCTGGTATCCAGGCAGTAGTACGCCGGTCGCATCCAGCAGCACCGAGCGATCCTCTTTCAGGGCACGTCCGCGCTCCTCGGCACCATCACGCGCTCCGGTCACGGGTTTCGCGTCGGGCTTGCCAAGTGCCAGCCTGCGCTCTTCGTGTTCAAGGTCAGCTTTCAGGCCGTCCACCTCGCCGCGCAGCTTGTCAAACTCTTTCGCCTCGTCAGCGTTGAGCTTGCGGTTTTCCAACTCCGCTCCGCCGAAAATCTCGGCCATTTTGTCCGTGCGGGTTTTGATCTCCTTGCGGATCTCGACAATCGATTTCATATGATCTCCCTTTCTGTGAGCGCCAGATAAAGTCGGCGCATGTCATTTTGGTCTTGTGATTCTTGTTCTTTGCGCGTCTGCTCAAGCGATCGCACGGCGACCGATGTATCCGGGTAGGCGGGCATCGCGCACGGGCTGACCTCGTAGAGCTCAACGTCAAGCAGCGTCCGCACGTCCACACCCTGCCGCTTCTCCCATTTGTGCGCGCGGCACTCAAATCCAAACGAAACGCCAGC